AATTGGTAGAAAAATTGTATATGATGGATATAATCATGAAACCAAACAAATGACAATGGAATGGTATTTATATGATTGGTTTTTTAATGTATTCTTTGACAAAAATATACAAATAAAAACAAATATTATGGATAATTTTATTTTTCTATTAAAAGACTTTATACGAGGTGTTAATGAATTAAATAATGGATTGGAGTACACTATAGAGAGTACGCCAATTAAACCTCCGATATGTTGTTTTTCCCCTTTTATGAATTAATCATTCTTTTTATCTTGAACTACTTCATATTCTTCATTGTTTTCATCAGATTCTTCATTGTTTTCATCAGATTCTTCATTGTTTATATCAGATTCTTCTACTACATTAACACCGGTATTATTAATATTATATTTTTGTAGATATTCATTTATATATTTCGTAGATATTACCCCTATATTTTTCATTAAATAAATAGCACCAACCAGCAAATTTACTGATACGTTTCCAGTTGATACTACACCAGATATACACATTTTTTCATATTGATTTTCAATATCTGGGTCTTCATATACATTTTGGACTGTATTATGTTTATATGGCATATGTATTGTTGAAAAAAATATTTTAGCTTTTAGAAATAGATCATTCATAGTATCCATTATACAAATATATATATATGTATTTATATTTGTTACGTAATTTATTTTTTTATGATGTTACGAATTAAATATAAAAATCCTATTGTTGCTATTAAAAATGTATAAATATACACAATAAAACTCCATGTATACCAAGTATCAACAGGTATATATTCTGGTAATTTACCCTTCATTTTATCTAAATAAAAACGAAAATCATAATTTGTTAATAACCCTATCATTATAGATATAGAAAAAATACATAATCCAATTATTTTTACAATAGTAATAATTAATGGATTCTTAAAATTATGACTAAATCCAATAATAATAGCAGCCAATGATGAACTTAAAAACATATTCCTTTGTCCGGATATAGCACCATTATATACAGAATGTGGATTATTGGAAAAATTCATATATAATGACTGATTATAAAAAAATTGAAATTATTTTATTGATTATTGTAATATGTATAAAATCCGTCTGTATAATCATGGTACTTACACGTAGTCAAACTAAACTTATGGAAGCTGAATCTAGGGTTTTGGAAATAGCCATTGATTTTGATTATGCCAGCTTATGTTGGAATGCTAATAAAAAGAAAATAGGAATGGGTAATTATAAATATATATGTGGTCATGTGCTTAAAAATGGGAGTCGCTGCAGTCGACCACCAAATTGTCGTATTCACAAATAGTTCTATACATAGAATCCATTAAATGACAACTAGTCATAGTGTCCATGATCCGTGTATTTTCATGTAAGAAGTCAGTGACACTTTTTTTTTCATGTTCTTCGTATTTACCTTGTAATAATTTTACAATAATAAAAGTCAATTGTTCCAAAGAAGCATTTAATTCGAATTTTTCCCCAGTTTTTATATTGAATAAAACGTATTCTTTGTCAGGTAGTTCACAGATCTTCCAAAGAAAAGCATAAAACACTAATTGAATTTTGTGTTCTATGGTAATAGCATTTGTACATTTAAGCTCATAAATTGTATGATCGTTCACAACATCTATTATAGCACTAAAACGAAATTCTTTTGTCGGAAAATGAGGCTTTAAATACGCATCTACTTTTTTATGTAATTCTTCGTTGTTATAATGGATAAAATGATGTTCGAATTTCATGGATTCTTTGTTACTTGTGTCAATATATTCATCCAGGCGCGTTAAACACTGATTTATAATACTATAAGAAAGCCAATTATATTGATCCTCATGTATTTGTTTTAGTTTAAAATATAATTTCTCTTGAATACTTACCAAAATATTAGACATATATAAATAATCATTAATAGATGAACACTTTTCTGGCAAAGATTTCACTAAATCACGCAAAAAACGATGTTCATTTTTCATTTCTTTGACACAAGTGTCAATCATCGTATTCAAAAGATTATTTTCACATGTTTTTTCATAAAATAAAAATGGTATAGCAATACCATTCAAATCGCTCACATCTTCATATCCATGATCTGTTTCGACTACATTCGGTATATCTATTACCATATTACTCATATTAGTATGTTTTGTGAAAATATCATCTATAATTGGTGTTATAGCATATAAAACATCTTCACCAATAAATTGGACAATTTTAGTGGGGCTTTCGAAATGTCTCAAAGATGTATAATCAAAAGAATCACTTCGTTTGAAAATGGAACCAGGTGTACCTTTGAAATCTACATAATCACATTGAATTAATTCATGATGTTTCTTTTTCAAGAATTCAAAAGGTCGATCACTTGGAAAATGGTCATATTCAATTAAAAATAATTGTTCTATTGATCGTGTACAACCTACGTAAATAGTATTTGGACATAAATTCATATCTTCATTTCGCGCAAAGTGTTGAAAATAATTATTATCAAATCCGCATAAAAATACATACGGTCTTTGTCGACCTTTTACACTGTGGAATGTAGAAAATACTATTTTTCCATATATAACACGTTCATCAAGTTTTTGTGTTTCAAACATTGGTACGAAACATGGGATATTTTCTTCAACTAATCTATTTTCCAATTTACGAACATGACTATTTACACCCTTCACTGAAGCTGCCAAAATAAAAATATCATCGGGTTTTACGCCTTCTTGTATTAACCGCTTTATTGTGTATATAATATACGATTCTGTGTTTTGTCGACTATTGCGTATATATACAACATTCGGACCAGATCGACATGTTTTCATTATTTCCTGGTCATATAAACACCCATTTACAAATTTACCCATTTGATCAGTGATTCTATACGACGTTTTCAAATCACATGTGACAAATTCCGAAGTTTTTAAATTGATGAAAGATTTCCATAATTTTCCACACATTGATAAAAAACGGGAATCTGCCCCTTTGAAATCATATATACATTGTCTCTCATCTCCTAAACACAACATTTGGATTTTTTCTCCATAATCCAGCAAAAATTTGATAACAAACATATAATATAGCTGCGTCATATCCTGATTTTCATCTATCACCAAAATATCGAATGGTTTTATCGTTTTTTGCGGATTATATTTATATAATAATGTTTGTCGCAATCCAGTATCTGTATGAGCATTCTCAGTGTAATAATTCACACCCAAAGAATGAAATGTATGTACTTCCATATTTTGTAACTCATAATTCCGTGCGCGTTCCTTTGTTTCTAATCGAAGACTGGCATTATAAGTAAGAAGTAAAATATTTTTATCGGGAAATTCTTTAGATATTGAAAAAACCGATGTTGATTTTCCCGAACCAGCTACTGCTTGAACATGTATATTTACCCCATTTTTAATATTATTTATTATATTTCTTTGTTCTTCGCTGGGATTATTCATTGAAATTATATAAAAAATTGATTTCATATAACTTTAAAATAGGTTATTTATTAAACCATGGCTACTTATTTAAGTACACTAAACGCACACGAAAGAGATCAATATATTGAATTTTATGAACCCACACATGTATATACAGTAAAAGGTGACAGTAATTATACATCTGTAACAACGTGGAATCACAGCCACTTTGGTCATTTTAACGCAGATGAAGTAATCAAAAATATGATAAAAGATGGAAAATTAGAAGATCCTGAATACAAATATTTTGGAAAAACCCCAGACGAAATAAAGAAATTATGGGCTCAAAATGGTGTAGAAGCATCAGGATCGGGAACAAAAACGCATTTACATATTGAATATTTTTATAACAAAATGAAAGTAGAAGATGATTCGATTGAATATGAATTTTTCCAAAATTTCGTGAAAGATCATCCACATTTAGAAGCATATCGTACAGAATGGTGTGTTTACGACGAAGATTTGAAAATAGCCGGATCTATTGATATGATTTTCAAAGACACTAGAAATGGCGAGTTTTATATTTATGATTGGAAACGTACAAAAAAAATATCATATGAAGGATTTAATGGAAAAAAATCAAAAACACATTGTATACGTCACGTAGATGATGCCAACTTTTGGCACTACGCACTTCAACTAAATGTATATAGAAAAATATTGAGTTCATTGTATGATATACATACGACTCAATTATGTTTAGTAGTGTTACATCCGGAGAATTGTAGCAAAAACTACGAAATAGTTGAGTTGCCTTTCATGGATGAAGAAGTAGAAAAATTGTGGGAATATCGCAAAACTCAATTGGTGTAAAAACTGTATAAACACTTATTTATTTAGCAAAACATAAAATGAATCTTGTTCGTCAGATAATTATTTTTTTTTATAAACTTTTATATTTGATAAATAGTTATATTTATGTAAAACCTGTGAAAATTAATCATTACAAAGAATATTTAGACGCACAAAGCAAAATGTTTTTGGACAAATATGACGCTTCTTTGAATAAAAATATAGAAATTTTGTATGATTTTCATAAAAGTAAAGAAATAATGAATAATTTTGACAATAATTTAGAAAAAATATGGAAAATGCGTTTATTATATCAAAGTGTATTATTAAAAAATAATAGTCGTGTTAATGTAATGATGTTTTATAATCCATATAAAAATGGATTCGCATATTATTGTGATAATTTAGTGGATTATCAGTCACTTAATGTTTTAGCAATGAAATATGTTCGTTATTTTGAATGTATGGAATTTTTCGTTGATGAAAAAATTCTGAGTGAAGTCAATGGTAAAAGTGTATTTTTAGAAAATTTGAAAAATGACAAAATTAAGTCGAAATTTAAAAAAAATGTAAAAAACAAAATGAAAGACGAGTTAATAAAAAATAAATTCATTTATTTAGGAAAAATTTCCAATTTTGAATGGATTAAGAAAGAGAAACCAACTGTTAAAAATATAGGTTATAGCAAATTTAAAGAATTATTTAATTAATGTAAAAAAAAATATACTTTATAAGTATATAGCTAATGTCGGCTTCTTACGCTTTATCTATCAAACAAAACTTTAACGGAAACGAATTGAGTGCCGTTCTTACTACAACTGATGCAAGTGGTTTACAAGGTGTTGCCGCTAAGTTTTTCATCGAAGCTTACACATCTATTGGAAATCGTATTTCACAAGCAATGTCTGGTGATACTACTGAGGCTAAACAAATTACCATTAGTTTAGGTGATGCTTTTACAACTGGTACTGCATATACAGTAAGATCAATTGGTATGGATGCTTCTGGTGCTCCTGTATCCAATGAAACCGTTACAGAGACAGTTACTTTCTATGATACTCCTGGAGCCATTACACTTGAGACTTCATCTAGTGCTTCACAAGTGACAGCTACCGTTGACATGTCAGGTGCTGATGTATCAGGTGATCCTATTGCTTACTTCTTGGTTCAAGTTGTAAATACAGATTTAAGTTCAAATGTGACTACTGGTTTTGGCAAAGTCGATAGAACATCAGGCGCTACAAGCCAAAATGTAATTGATGCTTCTAATAATTTTGCCGGTGTCAGTTTTAGCACAGGTGACTCAGTAAAAGTTACAGTAACACCCTTCGGCACCGTTGCCGGTGCTGGTTCCGAAGTATCTAGTACTACACAATTGTCAGCTGTCCCCAATAACTTTGCTTTAACCGTTATTCAACCATTAAGTAGTGGACCTAGTGTTCCATCATTCAGTTTAGCAGCAGTAGACACAAATCCAATTGATGGTGAACCCATTTCAGCTTTGACTCTTACAATCACACAAACTGATGTATCTGATCAAGTAATTAATTTATATTCTTCTGGTAACTGGGAAAAAGACGCCTCTAATGCGCTTGCTGCTCTAACAATTGAGGATGGTTCCGGTAGCATTGTATTGACTGCTGGAAATGAAATTGAACTTACTTTCCTTGCAACAAATGGACAAGGTGCACAAGAGAGTTCTCAAACTACATTCACATACAATGGTGCTGCTGATACATCATCATTCACCGCTCAATCTGAAGTTACTTTCACAAATTTAGTTACTCCTGCTAACTTAGCCGATGCTGTTATTAGTAGAGACATTGTAAATGATAATGAAATCACAGTTAACCTCAATAACTCATCTGCTTTAACAGGAAGCGCATTGACAGATTTATATAATGCCAATGGTACAACTGTAGCTTTAACACTTAATCCTGTTGATGCCAGTG